TAGCAACAGCAGGAAATCCTCATCTCGAGAAAGCCTTATCTGAAATTTTAAATTTACCTGTATCTTTTATAAGAAAACAAGGATGGGCTTGGATGGTTGATGTAAAAAAATCAAGCAACTTTGATAAATTAAACCCAGAAGACCAAAAATCAGTAGACGCCCAAATTAATGAAATGTTACTCAAAAAATATAAATTCATCAACTATAATGGTATGAGAGAAGAACACCTGGATAAAATGATAACAGAATCTGAAGAATTACATAATACAAGTAACCCATTTGATGACAAAGTTATTATAATCGATGAAGCTCATAATTTTGTTAGTAGAATTGTAAATAAGCTTAAAGGGAAAAAAGCATCACTTTCCACAAAATTATATGAATTAATATTGAGCGCAAACAATTGTAGGATTGTTTTTTTAACAGGTACGCCTATTATTAATTATCCAAATGAAATAGGAGTATTATTTAATATGTTAAGAGGATATATCAAAACATTTTATTTAAAACTTGACACTTCAAATACAAGAAATACAGTAAATCAAAAATTTATGTTGGAAATATTTAAAAAGGAAAAATTATTAGATTATATTGAATATAATCCTGCTAAAAAACCACCAGTTTTAATTGTAACAAGGAATCCATTTGGTTTTACAAATAGAGTAAAAAAGGACAAGGAAAACAAAATATATGCGGGTGTAAGTTCTAGTAAATTCGGTTTGCGTGACGATAAAACATTTATTTCATTTATCACAAAAACCCTGAAGAATCATAATATAAATGTAATACCAAATCAAACTCAAGTTGAAAATCATAAGGCATTACCCGATTTATTAGAAACATTTAAAGATTTATTTATTGACTCTGTTACTGGAGAAATAAAACAAAAAAATTTATTTAAACGTAGGATAGTAGGTCTAACATCTTATTTTAGAAGTGCATCAGAAGCACTTTTACCGAGGTATGAAGATTCACCAAAATATTATCATATAGAGAAAATACCCATGAGTACTTATCAAGTAGGTGTTTATGAAAAAGCAAGAACAGCGGAAAGAAAAGAAGAAGATAGAAATGCTAAAAAGAAAGCTAAAGAACAACAAGGTATTTATGCTGAAACAACTTCCACTTATCGTATTTTTTCAAGAGCATATTGTAATTTTGTTTTTCCAAATGAGATAGTAAAAGATGATGAAAATCAACCACACCTTTTGCAAAGACCAATGCCGAAAACAGAACAAACATTGGAAGAAACTATTTCTACAAAAATTACAGAAACTAAACCTAAATCAACCGATGTAGATGAATTAGATGAAGATATTATGGATGCTATAAATGTTGAAGATAAATTGGACAATCAAGACGGATTATACACAACCGATGATGTAGAACAATTAGAAAAACAAGTAGTACACCAAACTGATTCTAGTTATAAAGATAGAATAGAAAAGGCTCTTAAGTTATTAGTAAAATATAGTGATAAATATTTTAGTCCTACTGGATTGGCTTTGTATAGTCCTAAATTTAAAAAACTTGTTGAAAATTTAAAAAACCCACCAACAAGTACTACTTCAAGTGAAGGTCTTCATCTTATATATTCACAATTTAGAACCGTTGAAGGTATTGGTGTTTTGACATTAATTTTAAATCAAAACGGATTTACAAGATTCAAAATATCAAAAAGGAGTGGGACATGGGCATTAGATATTGCTGAGGCGGATAGAGGAAAACCAACATACGCATTATATACAGGAACTGAAACGGTGGAAGAAAAAGAAATCATTAGAAATGTATTTAATAGTAGTTGGGATTCCATTCCCAGTACTCTTGCAACTCAGTTAAGAGAAATAAATCAAAATAATAATCTTGGAGAAATTATAAAAATTTTAATGATTACAAGTAGTGGTAGTGAAGGAATTACTTTAAAAAATACACGATTCGTCCATTTGGTAGAACCTTATTGGCATCCTGTACGAACAGACCAGGTTATCGGTAGAGCTAGACGTATATGTAGTCATAAAGATTTACCCGAATCTCTTAGAAGTGTAGAAGTATTTGTTTATTTGATGACTTTTACAGACAAACAAATTAATGGGGATAAAGATGCCAAAAAGAAAGAAGATAGACAACCTATTTTAAGTCTTGCATTAAGAAATTCTAAAGCAGATAAAAGTAAAATTGATAGACTTACACCTTTAACAAGCGACGAAGCTCTTTTTGAAATTTCAAATATAAAAAAAACAACATCAAACTCTATTTTAAGGGCTATTAAATCATCGTCAATTGATTGCGCGCTTCATTTTAATTCTAACAAAAAAGAAGGATTTGCTTGTTATTCTTTTGGTTCTCCTTCTGTAACTTCTTTTTCACATAAACCGAATTATTCTACTGAAGAAAAAGACGCAGTTGCCGCACAAAATTTAAAAGGTGTTACTTGGAAAGCTTTCCCACTTACCATACAAGGTACAAAATACGCACATAAAAGAACAGACACAACAAATAAAAAGATCGGTGAAATTTATGATTTAGAAAGTTATTTGGCAGCAAAAAATAATCCGAATATTAATCCTATTTTAATTGGAAGAACAATCGTAAATCCTAAAAATCCTAAAAAAATACAGTTTTTACAGATTAGTGATGATGATTTTTAAACAGATTCATCAACTTTATTGACTTTATTATATAACATTTCTAATATTTTCTCCTGATTTAATATTATTGTATCTAATTTATTAATAATATTATCATTTTTGGGTAAAGATTTTTGTTTTAATTTTGAAAATAAGTTGTTTAATCCCATTCGGGGTTCTCTTTCTTTTACTTCAAAATGAACCCTTTTTTTATTTTCCACATTTATAGCATTATCTAATTTTAAATTACTATTTTTTTCTATTTTTATTTTAGGGGTATCATCATCCATATTTAACCATTGTTCTGCCTTTTTTTTATCATTACTTGAATATTTTTGAGTTATATTTTCCAATTCATTCTGTCTATCAGTCAAAGTTTGGTTTATTATTTTATCTAAATTTTGTATTGGAAAATCTTTACCAGCATCACTGAAATCTATTTCTTTTGGTTTTTTTGGATTAATCATTTTATTAAATTGTTTTTCTTGATTTTCCAAACCTTTTTCAAAAATCTCTCTTTTTGTAAGTAAAGATTTCTGGTGTTGTTTTGGTTGTTTGTTTTTTTTTCTTGGTTGACTACTCATTATAAGATTATAACCTTCATCGATTATTTTTTTATTTATATTATTTAGATCAGTACCAAAACCAAATTCATACCTATTTGTATGAAAATATCCACATTTTTCATTAACAAAATTATATATATCGTTTTCATTTATAACAAGTTGATTATCATTACCTATTGATTTTAATAAATCAAAAAGCATTTGTTTATTCGAATCTTCTACTACCGACATTTATAAAATAAATAAATTATTGTTTAATTTATTTATTTATTTATTGATTAAAATAAATTTTTCTTAATTTCATCATATAACTATCTTTTATTCTTTTACTTGTAAATTTTTTAAAAGTAACACCTTTTAACATCTGTATTATAAAATATAAACTATACATACCACATTCGCTTTCGCTAAATTGGTGTCTTCTTTTATTTTCGAGCAATTTGTATTCCTTTTTTTTTCCTATTTTCAATGATTGTTTTTTTACCTTATTGGCAAATTTTTTGATCTGTCTTGGTATCTTCTCTCCATAACTATCTAAATAATATATTTCACCTCTCTTAGTATCAATAAACATAGCCACCCAATGACTTCCTGGTTTATCATGTGAATCTAAATTAAATATAATACCTATTTTGGGTTTTTTTTCTTTTATTTGTTTTTCTAAGCTAAATTCACATAATTCCTCCCATACACATTCACCATATGCAACATGCTTATCATAATCTATCGGTGAAGGACCAATAAAATCAAAACATTTAAATGTTTTTTCATATTGTTTCATTACTTCTAAAATATCTACACTGGTTAACCATTCAGTTGGATTTTCTATCCATTCTTTTGGAGCAACAGGGGCAAAGGTATATTCTTTTGTTTCTAAATCTATATCTTCCTTAATAGCCTTATGTTTCAACCAACAACTTTCTTTATTACAACTGGTATTTAAAACATAATGTAAAGAACGCCAAATATTACGCGGTTCATTACTTTTTATTTTTCTATCTGGGTGCTTCATATTCCAAATATTTTTAATTTTGTGAAGTCCCTTAGAAGTATAACAAGTAAAAGGTAAAGTATCATTCTTTGATTTTGGAGCACATTTTACCTTTAACTTTTTATTTTTTCTTGTTTTTCTTATTTTTCTTGTTTTTCTTTTCCGCTGCCTTTTTTTCAGGTTGTTTTTTTTTGTTGTCATTAGATATATTTTGGTTAGATTTTTCTTTCTCCCGATTTTTTATATTTTTTAAGTCATATTTTTTTAATTTGGGAATTACTAGTTTTCTATGACTTCTTGCCTTTACTACAATAGGTATATAATCATTTATTGTTTTTTTTATCATTTCTGGTCTTTTCATTATTAATTCATTCTCTTCTAATAACTTAAACTCACCTGGTTTTTTACTCTTTTTGGTTGGTAAATTTTTATATTCTTCCTGTATTAATTTTTTTTTATCTATAAATTTGTAATAATTAATTAATTCCATAGCAAAATGTTCAAATGCGTTAGTAATATCTGCTGTTGTTGTATTTCCTCTTAAATACCCCTTTGTATCTTGTAATATTCTTTTTCTATAAAATTTGACATCTTCATCACTAATCAATCTCATTTTTTCTTTATTATATTTAAGTTTAAAATTTGGGTTTGTTAAATATAATAAATCAACTTGGTTATTTTTTGATAAATCCATTTATAACTTAATTATTTTTTTTTTTGGGAGTTTTAACCGTATCAGTACTAGTTAATTTAATATCCTTTGTTTGTTGTCTAATGTGGTTATAAAACAATTTATGCCCTAAATTACATTGATTAGGATTGAAGGCCGAAAATTGTTCTTGTTTGAATAATAAGTTATTTGTCATTTTTACTGGTTTCGATGCTGGTATTAAATAATTCGCATTATACATATCACTTCTAGTTCCTGGTACATATTTACTTTGTCCACATTTTTGATGGGGATGGAATGAATTATGTAACGATGATTCTATATCTACATTTTTAGAAAATCCTTCATATGGGGCTGATTGTCCCGGATTA